ATTTTTCGAGAGTGAAGTTTTTGATGATGTATGTAAAGAATATAATATTACAGATTCAATAATTTTCAAGTCATATATTCAAGATAGTTTTAAAAATATTAAATTTATAAGTGATACGACAGATGAAGAACTGAAGGTAGATAAAATTCTGGCAAAAAAAATTATGTATCACATTCAAAAATTTATATCTCGTCGAAATGTAACAAGGAAGAACAAACCTATAAAAACAAACAATCGTAAGACAAGAAAGCAGAAATAAATTACTTTCCTATAATTTGATTAAATTTCATTCTTATTTTGTTTTCGTAGCTCACTAAATATTCTCCAATAAATGTAGTTAACAGTAGGAATATTCCAGAGGAGAATACTATTTGTTTATCAAATTTTGTTAATACATAATTTTTTTGAAATGGATTAAACTTGTATAATAAAACAAGCGCGATTGCTACTTTAACGAATGAATTAATTATGGTTACATATTCAGGAACTGTTGAAAATACACCTATCAACACAGAAAAATATAGTATATATGAAGCATAAATATAATAAGTGTATGCTTTGTTGAGTTCAATATTCATTGTTATAATATAATAATATTATTTTCTAAAAATTATACTTTTTTGTATACATCCAATGTACGTGCACTGGAGTCAGTAGCTTCTACATATTTTGGCATCCAAAAATAAGGAATGACTTTTTCACATGATTTATAATTTTTCTCAAATAAGTAGCGGTAATATTTTTGCTCATTGGTAATAGGTTTATTGTGAGTTTTATTACATTCTATTTGAATGAATTCATGCATTTTTGACGTTTCTTCTTTTGGGAGTTCATCAATATGTTCCTGAATAATCTGATACCATGATTTTTGTAGCCCACTTACTCCATCACTAAACGCTTCTTTTTTTCTCCATAATACTTCATCAGGTAGATAGCCTTCGAATGCTTTGCGAATTAGAAATTTTTCACATTTATTCATGGTAGTATGACATCTATATTCTATAGGTATTGATAGATAAAAATCTACCCACGATCTATCTAAAAAAGGAGTACGTGGTTCCAATCCATGAACAGAAATACATCTATCTGATCGCAAAACATCGTAGCAATGAATATTATGAAGAAGACGTCTACATTCTTTATCGAATTCATACATATCAGGTGCTTTATGAAAATAAAGGTAGCCGCCAGCTAATTCGTCGCTGCCATCACCATTAAAAATAACCTTACACTCACTGTGTTCTTTAATATATTTTCCTAACAAATAATTACCTGCACTTGCTCTTACAGTTGTAGTATCATAACTCTCGATAGTTTTAATAACCTCAGGTATAACGTCAAAGAAATCTTTTTCTGTAACAACAATTTCGCTATGATCTGTACCTAAGAATGATGCAACTTTACGTGCATATTTTAAATCTTCTGAATCGGCAAGCCCAATGCTGAATGTTTTGAGAGGGGTTTTGATATATTTAGACACTATTGAACAGACTAAGCTACTGTCTAATCCACCAGACAACAAACAAGCAATAGGGCGATCGGATGTTTCAACGCGTTTCTTTACGGCCTTTTCGAAATTCTTTCTTATTTTTTTTATATAATCGGTTACATCATATTTTGGTGTAGTAATTTGTTTATAAAAAGGTAGTCGATGGTAACATACTTTTGTTTTCAGACACCAACGGTTAGCCATTTTCCCATAACTATCCACGGACTGAATATTGTTATATTCATAAAAATGACCAGGTGTAACCTGTGAAACATTATTTGAAAACATATTTAGCTGTTTCAATTCAGAAGAGAATCCGATACCTTTTTTGAATTTATCATTCATTACGAACATTGGACGAATTCCAAATGGATCTCTGGTTGCATATATTTTATTCAGACGTATATCGAATAGAATAATTGCAAAAACACCGTCCAACATTTGAAGCGTATATTCGATTCCATATTTTAAGTAGCAATATATAATTACTTCACAATCGGAATCAGTTTTCGGTGTAATATTTATTTGTTTATATAATTGTTTATAGTTGTATATTTCCCCATTACAAATTACAACAATATTATGAATATCAAGTGGCTGATTAGACTCACTATTTAGTCCATTAATAGCCAATCTATGAAATCCCATTAACACATTGTTGTCGAATCTACTCATTTTAGTATCTTCTGGTCCACGCGACTGTCCTTTTAAAAATTGTTCTTTGATAAAATCTATATCATAATTATTGTAATTTAGCAGGGAGAAAATTCCACACATGTAAATAAATTAATGAATCTGGCTTTAGGTAATTTTAATAAATTTATTTATTTCAGTATAATATAATGAACACTGATAAATATAATTACAACAATAACAATAATAAAACAAATAATGCTTATAATTCTAAGTTAATGGTGGTAGACGGATTATATACATGTCAACAAGATAGAACACAAGAATTAAATAATAGATTGTTTAATAGAAACGTACCTGATACAAATTTAGAACCAAGTTTTGATTTCAGACCAGTCATGACCAAGTATTCAAGAATGCCAATAGTAGATCAAAAAGCAAAACCAAGTGAAAAAATATTAAGATACCCCACGTATAGTCCTCATGAACATTATAACGTTGGTAACAGATCAGCACCATGGTCTGGGTTTGCATCAAATGTAAATACAGAATCAACATTAAGAAATCAATTCTTCGCATTACAAAAATGTGATCAATCGCAATATGTTCCTTCTTCAGGAAGTGATTTATATAATGTAGGTGTTCCTGTAGAAGAAAACAAACAATCTCATCCTCTTTTATTCAAACAAGAAGAGTTCCAAAGTTTCAATCCCAACAATGTAGAAAGTCAACACATTCTATTTTACAACTTTACTCGACAGCAGTTGTTAAATGCGTGTGGTAGTGATAATAATAATAAAAAGAAATAATAAGCATGTCTAATATTGAAAATGAATTAATATATTTAATTAATCCTCAATATCAAAATCAAATACATAAAAAGGGTAAGGAGAGAAACGAAAATGATTTGTCACAAGAAGACATTAAGTTTTATAGAAAGAGAATAATTCAAACAACTCGCGATTTATTAGACAATAATGAAAATGGTGATAACTTGTTACTGAAAGACCATTTTATGTTTTATATTAATACGTGTATTAAACATTATAAAATTACAGACACACATGATATTATTCAAGGTGAGTATAAAGATTTATCGAATAATAAAATAGCAATAGATGCATCAAATAATAAAGTAAATATAAATAATGTTGAAGAGACTAATCAGATATTATTTAAGGAAAAAAAAAATGTAAACACGATTGAAAATTGTATGAAGATAAATAAGATACAAAACGTAATTACGAAGAAAGAGCGGATTCCTAAAAAAAAATCGGTAGATCTGAAAGATCCAGCTTTAAAATTAAAAGGAGTAAAAAAAAAATCTGTTTCTATAATAACTGATGAAAACGCGAAAGAAGGGAGGTAAAAATAATGTGTGTAAAATAAATAACAATGTTACATTAAAGAAAAAAAACTGTGCTCCATTAGGTGATAATAAATACACCTGTTATACAGATAAATCTTTACAAACAATGAAAAAATATTGGAATATAAAACATCCTGATTGTACAATACAAGAGACTGATTCTAAAGAAATATGGAAGAGATTGAAAGGATTTATGGGAGATGTGTGTGATACAGAGGCATGTTGGTTAAAGCAAAAATTTATTAAAAATAATTTGAATTCTGAATTATTGAATTATACATTTTCCCCTAATGCACCGAGTTCATGGAACAGTAATCCTCGAACGTGGTTATCCAGTGTAGATATAGAAAAAGTAATGAAACAATATGAGATGAAACATAAAAATTTTAAATTTATTGGTCCTTCTCCGATTGATTTTGATACAAAAAAGTTGTATGGCGAATGCGTATGGGACGAGTTGTGTAAGTTTAGTAGTAAAAAAATGTTGAATAAAGGTGTTAATATGATAGGTGTTATATTTAATACTGATCCTCATTATTTGGAAGGCTCACATTGGATATCTTTATTTATAAATTTTAAATTAAACAAAATATATTTTTTTGACAGCGTAGGTGATGCTGCTCCAGAAGAGATAAATGTATTTGTAAGAAGGATTCAAAAACAAGGAATGAATATGAAACGAAAACTAACCTATGATAATACAGAAGGCGTTGAACACCAGAAAAAAAATACAGAATGTGGAATTTATTCGTTATATTTTATAATTAAGATGCTTGAAGGTATGAATTTTGACACATTAAAAACACAAATTATAAGCGACGATGAAATTTTCAACTATAGAAGTAAGTTTTTCAATTAAATAAAATAATTAAATTAATTATTTTATGTAAATAATATTTTTGGATAGCTATTAATTGTTTCCAAAATTTAATTTCATTTGACCATAAACCTGTTCATTTGTTTCACTGTCAACAAAAGGACATGCCATAGATGTCTCACTGCTATTGTAGTTAAATGTTAGTTCATCATTTTCGTTTATGTTGCATAGGGCAACAATATATCCATCTTTGATCATACAAGATGGGGTAAATGAATGGTTCATAAAGATACCATATTCATCATCGATATGAACATCTTTGCCTATTTCAATAGTTGTTCTGGATGGTTTATCGTAAGTAACACCTTGGAGTTTGTATATTTTGTCGTTGATTACGTATTTTTCCGAAGAAAACAAACCTTTGGTCTTATCATTTTTTTCTATAATCCTCATTTATATTATACTATTACTTGCGGTGTTTAAATAGTTTAACGTTTAACTATTGTCGGTCTGATTGTTTTCTTGATTTTCGTCTTCGCGTTCATTTGGCAATGTACTATAATATTGAACTGTTGTATACAAAATATTTACAGAGGGATCCATTTGAGGAGTTTCTGACAATATAGGTTCTGTAGAAGGGGTTTCTAATGATATTGGCTCTTCATTAGTTGACCTATTATTTAAATTTTGATGATTTATGTATGTTCTAATATCATATCTACACATTGGACATCTAACATTATTAGTAAACCATCTGTTAAGTGCTTCTGTCTTAAAACAATGACCGCAGTATTTAATACGGGTTACAATATCTTCAGAATTAAATGGTTCAATGGTAATTGGACAATTCGAATTTGGAGGGTTTTCAATGGTTCCAAATTCTATAGTTTCACAAGCAGTAGAAATCTGATTTTGTGTTGGACGAACAATTACAGGCGTAAGATGTGGTATAAGATTTGCCAAAAAATTATTAGTATTGTTATTATTTTGTCCAGAACCCATAATATTTTGTAAACTATTCATGTAATTTAACAAATTATTTGGATTGTCATTTTGTCCGTATGGTTCGCTATTTGAATTTGTAAATATATTCGAATTAGTATTCAATCCATCATTTCTATTTCTGCGCAATCTGTTATTATTAATATTATGGTGTCTTGTATTATTATTAATATTGCTATTCTCATCATATGAAGGAGATCGTTCTCGTCTTCTACTATTAAAAGGTGGTCTCATAGGTGCTTCTCTATATGTGTTATGGTAATATCGTTCATTTGTATTTCGTGTAACTGCTTCATATAGATGTGTTTCTGAGACGGATATATATTCCATACATTCTCTAATAATTGGGACAGAATTTTCTACAAAATTCATATAACGCAATAGAACGTCATCGTTTTGTGTATTGCTATGGCTGTTCATTTTATTAATATATATATAAAATAATATGTTTAAATACAAAAATTTATACATTTTATATGGATGAAGTAAATTATAGTAGTAATAAAGGATTATCAGGATTAGCTAATCTGGGAAACACGTGTTTTGTAAATTCATGTATTCAAGTGTTAGTACATATAAAAGAGTTGAACGATGTTTTCGATATAAAAAACATACGTAAAAGATTAAATAAGACTTCAGATTCGCTAATATTTGTAGAATACGATAATATTAGAAGATTGATGTGGTCAAAAAACTGTACAATCAGTCCATCAGGTTGGATAAAAACAATTCATAATGTTGCAAGACACAAAGGGCATACATTGTTTACAGATTATAGTCAAAATGATATTCATGAGTTTCTACTTTTTTTAATGGATTGTTTTCACAATTCGTTAAAACGCAATGTCGAGATGAATGTAAAAGGAACTATTCAAAATGACCAAGACAAATATGCACAGGCCTGTTTTACAATGGTTAAAAATATGTACGAAAAGGAGTATTCAGAGATTTTTAAGATATTTTATGGCGTTCACGTATCAAACACCTATTCTGTTCAAGAACCAAGTAAATTATTGAATTTTGTTCCAGAGCCATATTTTATAGTTGATTTACCAATGTCTAATAAAAAGGAACCTACTATTTATGACTGTTTTGATACATATTTTGAAGGAGAAAAACTGGAAGGTGATAATGCTTGGTTTAATGAAAAAACGAATAAGAAGGAAGATGTTACAAGAAATATTTCATTTTGGAGTTTTCCAGACGTGTTGATTTTATCATTTAAACGATTTACAAACACGTTACGCAAAGATCAACGTTTGATAGATTTTCCTTTAGATAATTTAGATATTAGAAAATATGCAACTGGTTACAATAAAGATACTTATATTTATGACTTATGTGGAGTATGTAATCATAGTGGAAATGTGATGGGTGGGCATTATACAGCATATGTTAGAAATAATGATAATAAGTGGTACAATTTTAATGATACTCAAGTAAATGAGATAAATGACACATCAAAAATAATATCAACATATGCTTATTGTCTTTTTTACAAAAAAAAAAACAAATAGATTATATATATAAGAATGGGATCAAATAGTGTTTCGGTGACAAGTTTACCCAGTTATGATAATATTGCAAATGCAGCAACAAATCCGCAGGTATTAATATCATTAACCATATTTATTATTATTATATATTTAATAGTTACGGGTTTAGGGGCTTTAAGTGGAGATAGTTCAGGTACAAGTGAAAAACAAAGTAGTTTAGTATTTTTAGAAGTATTATTATGGGCAGTATTTTTGTTTTTGCTATTTATAAATGGAGCTATTTACTTTTTTGGGTTTGATATTAAAGCTGCATTAAATTCGTCAGACGGAAAACCAGAAGTAGATATTAGTGTGTCAAAACCATCATCCTCTGGTCCAAAAGCATCAGAATCATCGGGCACATCATCTGGAAGCCCTCAAGTATTCCATATTCCTGGAAATGATTATGTTTATGAAGATGCAAAGTCTTTATGTAAAGCATACGGTGCACGACTTGCAAAGTATGATGAAATTGAACAAGCTTATAATAAAGGTGCCGAATGGTGTAGTTATGGTTGGTCTGATGATCAATTAGCTTTATATCCTACACAAAAAGAAACATATAATCAATTACAAAATATTGAAGGTCATGAAAATGATTGTGGTAGACCAGGAATAAATGGTGGGTATATTGATAATAAGGCAGTTAGGTTTGGTGTAAATTGTTATGGCACAAAGCCAAAAATTACATCACTTGAAAGAGAAATAATGAATAATACTACCAAATATCCTAAGACAAATAAAGACATTGTGCGAGAAAAAAGAACAGAATATTGGAGTGATAAATTAAAAGATATTGTATTGGCTCCATTTAATTATGATTCGTGGAACAAAGTATAATTT